CATATACTCCAGTTGGTTGTGCCATTAGTTTGGTTTCCTTAGTTTAAGAGATTAAGTCCAGAAAAACACTAGTGGCATCTCGCGTACTACCGGTTCTAGACAAGCGCTCCCGACGCTGTTGCGATGCTTTCTTGCTACGCTGGGTTTTAGATTCAGGAGTTCCTGACTTGACAACCTTGGGCACAGGCTTTGAGGCTTTTGCTTTCTTAACAGTACCTTGAGCAGCCCGGTCTTGAAGCATTGCTTTATGCAATACGACAACAACGCGATGATCGACGATACTGTTCAGATCGTCCTGAGAGAAACCTAAAGATAAGGCGTAATCCCTCAGTTGATTTTTCAGGTTTGAGTTTGGGTCAGCGTATGCAGGCAAAACTTCGGATAATTTCTTAGCCTCGTTCTGCATGACTTGCTGCGTTTGCTCCAGGATTTGCTGACGTTGCTGTTCAGCTACGCGTTGCTGCTCCTGTTGTACTCGCGTCAGTTGATCACGAGCATCCTGATATTCCAGACGCTTTTCCATGTATTCCATGGGGTCGTCTTCTTTGAGAGCTTTCCAATCGATGTTCTCGTACTGTGCTAACTCGTTTTGTTGACGAGTTGACATCAGTTGAAGAGCTTGACTGTATTGCTCACGTTCAGACTGAATTGCCTGGAGGTTAGCTTCATAAGCCTTGCGCTGTTCTGCAAGTGCCTGAGACTTACGGGTATAATCCGCTTGTCTCTGATAGCCGTTCCGAAGTTCGTCCAGAGTGACCTCTTGTTCCTCACCATCAACTTTGATGGAGTAACGTATGGTTTCCGGTTGTTCTTCCTCTTCGTCTACCTCGTAGTCACCGTCGTCCTCGACGTACTCTTCTGTGTCATCATCTTCAGCTTCAAGATTTGACCCAAATTCGTACTCTTCTAGTTCAACGGGTTCTTCGATAGTTTGTTCTGGATTAGTGCTCTCGTCACTTCCAAACATAACATCGAACATGCTAAGCTGTGGCTTATTGACTTCCGCGCTCTGCGGATTGGTCTGTGCCGTGCTCATTTTTAATTCCTCATTTCTCGTAGTTTTCAATTTTATCGTTGTGTACAAAAGCGTTTAGTTGTTCTGTTATAGAATGTAACGCTTTGATACGTAGCCAACAAAGTTCTCTATGGTTAGGATCGTCGCTGCTTTTCCATTCTGCTGTTAGACTGTCTTCCAAGGTCTTAAAGGTTTCTTCAAAGACAGGGTTACTAAGTACAATAGACGCCTGAGCAGCGAGTTCTTTTATATTCATAGTTAGCAGCGGTTTCCTAACTTGCCGCCTTTACCTTTACCCTTACCTTTTCCTTTACCGTATCCCATATGTTTCTCCTTTACCATTTCTTACAGCTCCAATAGCGGGCTGTAAGTTTACTAGGGGGATTGCTGTCGCATTTATGTCTGGCTCTGAAGCTACGCCTGCGAGCTGGTTGATCTTTCTTGATGGTCATGTTAGGATCACCAAATCTGATCAGACGAACTTGTGGTCCTTGCTTAGCCAGTACTGCAAACTTTTTTGATTTACCGGAGGTACGCTTGGGCTTGTTGTATCCAGCAAATTTTTCACCACGATACGTAATCATAGTTAGGTCTTTATCAAGAAATTCATAGGAATGTATTTAATAACATCTGTACCAGACGCAGCCGAAGCGTTACCAGACGAGCCAAGCGTAAAACCTGTACCTACGCCTACGGGGAAATACGTACGGAAATCCGGCACCAAGAAGTTTGAACCACTTGAGCCAAAGGTTGTACCTATGACAGAGTACAGATCAGAATACGTAGCCGGGTCGTACGCAGACCCGTCGCAAAGAAGCCAATCGTTTACACCACTGATTGTCTGCGTAGTAGGTGTAGCAGACGCAGCCCACATGATTACCATACCTGTTTGAAAACCTAGCTTATTCAACTGAGCAGCAGTAGGTCTTACAGGAGTAGTTGCAAGATTAGGAAACTGAGCCTGCAAGACACTCTTAATCAACCGTAGGTGATCATCACCTTCGGAGATATTGTCACTTGCTGTTGGTTGTGCTGTATTTAGCTGACTAATATACGTAGCAGATTCTACGGTCATGCTTTTCTCCCAGAGCTTCTAGCTCTAGTTTTGTTTATTTTACCACGGTGTGGCAATTGTGTCAAGGTTGTGTAGGCCAAGTAACCGAGTTTGGAAAACCTACCTGTTGCGGTACGTTAAGCAGAGCTGCTCGATAGTCTACCCACTCTTGTTGCTTATCCGCAGACAACTCTGACCAACGGAGCGGATTTGTAACAACAGGGTCTACAATAGTTGTTAATAACATATTACGTTGTGTTCTAGAGTCTTTTGCTTTTTGTTCTATGGTTCTATGATCAGCTAGACTCGTTACACCGTCAATTATAGTATTATGGCTATTGTTAATTGCGTTTTGCCATATTTCTTCAGTTACTTGTATGTTAGGTTCCGGTATACTGTTATGTATTTCCGGGTCATACCAACCTAAGATTTGACCGTTATCGTCTACGTGAGCTTGTTTCATAGTTAAATTCCTATTGCTATCCAGTGTTTGTTAGGTATCTCAGCCTGAGAATATAGTTCAAACTTAGTTTCATCATAAATGATTGCTGAAAAGTTAGATGCGTTGAAAATGTTCTGGTAAAATGGCTCCCCAACTGTTACAACAACGGTGAAACAATAGTTTGGAAAAGCTATAGGGAAAGTAACGTAATGGCTTCCAGCAGAACTAGTATCATAACCCCATTGTATATACAGACCGTTTGGTAGTTTTACATATCCACTAGACTCGTTTGAACTAGTGTAGCTCAGTGCGTCGTTACCGTTGTTCCAAATTGTACCAGTAACACCGTCTAAGTAATTTATTTCTGTTGCTGTTGCAGTAACACCGTCTAAGATGTTTAACTCTGCGGTTGTTGCGGTTACGCCGTCTAGAATGTTTAACTCTGCCGTAGACGCGGTTACACCGTCTAGGATGTTTAGTTCTGCTGTAGACGCTGTTACACCATCGAGAATATTAAGTTCTGCTGTAGACGCTGTTACACCGTCAAGAATATTAAGTTCTGTAGCTGTAGATGTAACGGCTGTACCACCTATGGTTAAGCTATTAACAGATGCGTTGCCAGACGTGGTCAACGCGGTAAACGACGAGGTACCCGTAGCTGCTGTTACGTTACCCGTTACGTTGCCTGTAACGTTGCCTGTAACATTGCCCGTTACGTTTCCTGTATAGCCTGAGCTAGCGCTAAGCGTGGTAAACGCGCCTGTACTTGGAGAAGACGAACCGATTGTAGTACCATCTACTGCACCACCGTTAATGTCTACAGTGCTCAGTGTAGAGGTACCAGTAGCCGTAAGCGCACTAGTTCCTACGCTAGTCAGACCACTAGCAGAACCACCTGTAACGGATATAGCATTAGAGTCCTGCGTAGCTATACTACCTAAGCCAAGATTTGATCTGGCTTCGCTAGCGGTGATTCCGCCTGTACCACCCTTGGTTACAGGTACTGTACCAAGCGTTAACGTTACTGCACCGGTGGAAGCATTGGTGGACAAGGGGGACGCAGCAGCCATAGAAGTGACGCCCGAGATTGCAACCTCAAAAGCGTCCTTACGTATTTTATAGGTCTTGTCCTGACTTACGTCTACAATAGCTAGAACGTCGTCGTCGGCAACGGTGATCGAGCTAATCTCGTCAAGGTCTGTGATTTTTTTGTTGCTAGCCACTGGCTACCTCCTTGGTTTCTAACGATGCCTTGAGCATATTAAAGAAAGCTGCGCGACCTACGTCTAGTTGATCCAGATTAAACTTAGCACTGGCTAATTTTCGGTCTAGGTCTGCAATGTGATTAAGCATTGCTTGTTCTTCTTGGGTAAGATCTTCTAACTGATACTCTTTGCCATCAATAGTAACGGGGGTCTTTTTATCTTTTCCCATTATAATCTCCTTTTATGCGGCCAAGGTTAATTCCAAGGAGTGCCGCTACCCTCCGTTGGATTTTGTTGTGCTGCAAGTTGTGCGGCTACACCATCTTGAATAGCTGTAACTTGCTCTGCACCTAAAGCGTCAAATGCCCATTGTAGAGCCTGCGCCTCAGTAATGTCAGCATAAGGTGTGAAGTTCGATAAGTCGTCCGTTGGAACGCCTACTGTGCCATATGCACGACCTTGGTTGCCAGCATCATCGCTATCGACACATTGCCAATGCAAGCGATTAACAACGTTGGTTTGACCGCCTTCTGATAGCAGAAATTCGGTGTTTAGAATTGACCATGTTGTTGACATTAGTTTGCTCCTTCTAGTGCGGTAAGTCTGGCTTCAATAGATGATAGTCGTTGTTCCGTTGCAGCACCTATGAACGCTAGTAGCTCTGGATACCTGATACCCAATCTTGTGCGCTCTGTTGCAACCTCTGGAGCTTCTTCCAGCGTGTCGTAGGTATTGGTTCTAGTTTGTTCTACACCATCATCGTCAGTGTATGTTTCGTCAGTTTCCCACCAAGTAGAGCTAATGAAGAACGCATAGTTTCCAGCATCTAAGCCAGCGTCGGTCATTGCTTGCTGTACGTCTTGAGCAATCACACCAGTATGGGTTCTGGCTGCATCGCCTTTTTCAGCTACTTTGTCATTCCATTTGAACGTCTTGAATAGCTTGCTGATTGCCTTGGCTGCGGTGATCTCTGCATCTGTCAGTGATGCAATCTGTTGCTTTTCGTTGCGGTCAGAGGTTTGGATAGTGCCGTTGGTGGCATAGATGTCGTCGAAGCGGTTGTCGCTTTTACCTAAGTCAATCGCACCATCTCGACCTGTGTTACCAACAGTGTTATATCCAAAGATTGCATCAGAAGAGGGCTGGAAGCGTAAGCCTGTATCACCTGACCCAATACCTAGATCACTTCCCCCGTGTGAAGATATACTCCCCACAGTGGTGCCGTCTTTATTAAAGTTAGCAATAGCACCATCTGTAGATAAACGGTTAAGCACCAAACTTACATTTGATGTTCTAGCTCCCACTAAAGTGCCCGCAGGGTTGAGAGCGACACCATCATTACCTGTTCCGTCAGACATATTAGTGGTAGTGGTAGCACCCACCAGCACGTTACCGCTGCTGTCAATGCGCATGCGTTCTGTGTTATTGGTCATAAACGCAATCGGCTTTGCGATTGTAGACCCGCCTGTCACAAGGTTGCTTTGCACCTTAAACACAAAATCGGCATTGATCCTGTTTGTAAC